AAAATTTCCTACTGGAACTTCCATTCCACCAAATAGACCTTCTTCTGCAATTTCAGCCCATAGGTTCATCGTCATACGGATGAATTCAACAGGTATACCACTACGTTTAAAAATCTGTGTTTCAATTTCTCTGTATGTTAATCTTGGTTTTGTTTTCATTTTTTATTCACCTTTTTTCCTTATAACTCCCTAATAAAGCAGTCTATTTTAACGGAGAAAGTTCCAAACATATTGATACACAAAGACTTTTAAGATAAAAACTCCGCAGTAACTATAATTTTATTGTATTTTTTACTATTGCAGCTTTTATGTGCCAACTTAACATTGTCCCAGGTATGTGTGCCTCCTTTTGATAGAGGTATCACATGGTCAACAGAAGGATAATTAGGTCCAGTAGCCAAATAATTTCTACCATTTTTAGAAATTTTATATTGTTTATCTTCATAATTACATTTTTTACCACATAACCAACATATACCATTGTCTCTTTTGAATAATTGTCGTAATGTAATATAATCAATTTTTGAACCGTTTTTAATCCTATTGTCTCTTTTTAATTTGTTTGCTTGTAACTTATCCTTACCTACCTCAGAGGCATTGTATTTTTTTATACTTCTTTTAACATTGTTCCTGTAATCTTCATCATTTTTATATTTTTCTCGTTTTCTAACATTAGCTGCAAATCTTTTGCACTTTTCGCTGCAATACATCCTGCGTTTATCAAATGCCCCTGATTTTCTTTTCCCTTTACATCGTTTTTTAACTCGATTATAAAATAAATTACCACATACTAGACATCTTTGAAATCCCTTATGCCGCAAATGCGCACAATCTTTTGAACACAATTTTTGATTTGCTGAGCCTCGAAATTCTTTGCCACAAATTATACACGTATTTGTCGTTTTTCTCTTCTCCTTTGAGTATCAAATTTAATCTTGCATTCTTTACTACAAACGTTTTGTCTATCTTTCACATAAGGTGAAGGTTCAAATCGCTTACCACAAATTGGGCAAATATTTCCAGTCACATTGCGCTTCAAATTCTGTACAATTTCTTTGCCAAAACAGGCCCAAAGCATTTTTTTATTACTACCTTTTTTTACAGTATAAGCATAAGCCACAAGGCTATTTACGACATAATCAATATTTTCATCAATCTTGTTAATTATATCATTTCTAATTGTTTGATATTTATAAAGCTCATTCTCATTGACGTGTTCATCATCACCGTAGCCAAATCTATACTGGTCTTTTAGCCATTGATTGTATAGCTCAATTACTTTGCTATTCTCTCGAACAGTATAATCATAATCTTGATTTAAAAGCATTCGCCAATCAAATTTACCGATTGTTTTACAATATCTGATTCTGGATGAAGGAATGCTATTGCAAAGACGGTTCATTGCTGAATTGTTGATTTTTTCACACTGCGTTTCTAACTTGTCTTTGGCAAACTGGAAAAAATACGGAACATTGGCCTTGGTGTAAGATTTAATGATTTTGTCAATCTCTTTAGGGCGAGTAGGCAGCCAACCAGTCTTAGCACAATCTATAACTGCATTGTTTTCAAAACACAACCATTTTACAACGTCAATTTCTTGCTCAGTAATTTTTTCATGGTTCCAAATCTTGGTAATATTATTTGACACGGGGCCAATATTTCCGGTTGTATACGCCTTAACCATTCCATCATACATAACCTCATTACTTAATATATTACCTTTTGCTTTTTTCAGTTCATAAGCCAAAGGAACAATGCTGTGCATATTACGTTTAGCGATTTTTGTAAGAGTTCGGTCTTTAATTACCAATGACTTGTCTCCATCTACATCACACATAATATATCGAGTAATTAAGTCATGGCAACTGGTATAAACACACTTAGTCATGCCAAACCACTTATCCAATTCTTCGTTTCTAACGTTCTTCCTAATTGGCCATTCACGATACAAATGCGGGCTTCTCAAGCAAGCTAATTCATCACCGTCACGATAATCTCGGCAATAAACTTGACCATCTTCCAACAATCCCTTTGGATTTTTTTCACCTAGAAACAACCATTCACAAAACGCATATAAATCAGGACTAAGAAAAGTATAATGGCCATTAACTCTAAGCCGCCCGGCCTTGGCCTGTTTAACCAAACTTTTTTTAGTCTGCTTTAAAATATCCCTTGAATATTGGTCTTTAAACAATTCAGGATAAATCATTAAGGCTTCTTGAAAATTGCTTTTGTTTGTATTATAATCAGTTGCACCAAGCAATCTCATCGTAGTTTGATAATCATTCCCAATAGAATCAATTTCTTCAATAGTTTTCTTTGTGATAATTCTAATTTCTTCGTCGGTCATATCAGTCAAAGTTTGAAGCATCTGATAATTGATTCTTGCCTTCGGAATATAATCTTCTTCAATATTACAATAACAAATTTCACAGCCAAAGTTCTTAAACTTTGCTTTGTAGCAGCTCCAGTTATTAAAATATTTCGCCATTTTAAATTGACTTTTTGTGAATATATATCTTATTCCTTCTGCAACAATATCGTGCTTATCACCATAGATATCATAAACAGTTGCTTCACCACCACATTTTTCTTGAATAAACTTATCAAACGCAAATGTGACTAAAAGCCCTTTCATCCAAGGCCCCCGTACCATCCTTGTTGGCCCATCCAGCATAATCCCACAACCGTCCATGTGCGGAATCACAACACCCATTTGTTTACGTTCAATCTCATATGTGATATCACTAATATAGTCCACAAGTCCGGGCACACTAGTTTCAAAATCATCTACCACAATGGCTTTGTCAATATCAAAATCTTCCCAAACATCTGTAGCAGAATTATTAAGGGCCAGATAAGCAAGATATTTGTTTTGATTTACCCCTCCGTGAAAGTTAATAACTTCAAAATCAAGACCACAAGTTAATCTATCCTTAACTTTTTCATAAGATGACTCTTTAATAAAAACAGCTTTTTTTTGCCGTATCTGACCAGCAGAAGCGGTTAAAAAGATATATTTTTCGCCTTTATACAAAAATCCATCAAGCACAAGATTTTTAAACACTTGAAAGAAAAATACATTCACGATAATTATTGACTCAGTCAATTCATTTGATTTTAAATTCAAAGCCCGTGTTAAACTCGAACAAAACAAAGAAATAACATTTCTTTCTTTTAAACTGTTTGGATTTAGTTCTCTAGGCGTTCTATCTTTTGCTCTTTCATCAAGGATATTAGATAATTTTTCTTTTTCTTTTACTAAAACACGATTGATAGCTTTTTTTCGCCATTCTTTGGATTCTTTCCACCAAGTGGCTTTATTTTGCTTTTTTTCTTCTTTTTTATACTCGCTTCTTGCTTTGTATAGCTTTAACAATCGCCGATGATAATATCTCTCTTTTTCATCATAAAAAGCATCTGTTCCAATGGAAAATACGTGTACCTGTTTAGACAAACTCATTCAACCATACCGCCCAATCTTCAATACTTGGTTCGTTTTCTTTATCCCATACTTCCGGTTCTGTTTCATCAGAATTTTGAACATACGTCTGATAACTCATCTCTTGCCATAACACTTGTTTATCACCTCCGTTATCTTGAAATAAATTCACAAAATTTTTCCATATATCCATGTTTTTCTAACCATTCAATCTTTGAAATATTTTCTCGTTTTGCTTTGGTATCAATATTAAAACCAATCTCTTTGCTAAAGTCAATATACCATTGCCTCCAAAGCAGATTAGCATTATTGCTATTTAGCCCTAACTCACGAACTTTCTTTCTTGCAATCTCAAAACATCTTGCACGGTCAAACTTAATAGGACAAAATTTATCAAACTTCTTTTCAGTATCAACATACTGGCCTGTTTTACGGATAGAAGGGAGAACTTCGTGAGTTATCCAACGCCTAAACTGTTTTGCTTCTGACAACTCACTACTCAAAATTAAATCATGCACGCCATATTCGTTGACAAGCCAGCCTCCCCGTTGTCCCAACTCAAGCCCAAATTGGGACTGAGTTTCTTTTGTAAGCCTCCACCTATCGCTTGCATCTACATGGTCTGTAATCGCTTTTGTTGGCCGCTTATATCCTAAAATTTTAGCAATATCCGCTCCCACAAACCAAACCATATTTCCATCACTTATGGTTCTAACACCTTGCGTAGTATAAGCAAATTCTTCAAATTTCAGGCCATTTTCACCCATAAAATCACTCCTTTTGGCCAAAATTCTTTTCACATACAATATACCACATTTAAGTCAATCTGTCAACACTTTTGTTGAAAATTTACAAAAATATTTGTTCATAAAAAGTTTACAATTTTACTACTTGACAAATTAGTAGTTTTTTGGTATAATTTTATAAAGAGGAATATATAAATATAAATATTTATATATAAATATTATTTTTTTATAATTATTTATACTTATACTTGTTTATTAACTGTGAATACTCTAATAAGAATTACTAGTAAGAAATATACTAATTTTTCTTTTATTCTACGCAGTAGGATAAAAGAAAAATTATATAAAAAGAAAAACAAAGAGGTAAGAACAAATGTTAACGCTATACTCAGCTGATTCAAAAATAAACCAAAAACAATTTTACACTACTTCAGGAATTTACGCAATATGTTATGAAGAAAAAATTATTTACATTGGACAAAGTCGACAAATAGGAAAAAGAATAGCAAGCCATATGAGTAAAACAAAGCTAGAAAGAACTATTAAATTACAACAAAGAACAATAGAAGAAGGTCGTCCAATCAATTATCAATACGCAATCAAATTATATCAATTTATCAAAGAAAATAGAAAAGATATAAAATTTTGCATCCTAAAAGAATGTTCACAACAGTTTTTAAATAGCGAAGAAGAAAAATTTATCAAACTCTATACTCCAAAATTTAATTATGCAGGAATTAAAATCCCTTTCATATCATATTCACCAAAAAAGTAATTCAATATACTTTCAGCAAGTCTATCTTGTTCTTTCCGTACAGAAAATTTCAATATTTTTGCTTCTAAAATCTTTTCTAATCCCTTTGCCATGTAATTTGACATCTGACATTTTAAAGCCGACTCTAACTTTAAAATCATGATAAATTTCAATATAAAATAATCCTTGACTTTGCACGAAGTAAATGCTATACTAATCATGCGAGGTGAAATCAATGGCTAGAACAAAGCAGGGGCGAATTGTAGTTCAATTTCCTGGAACGCCATATGTAATCTATGACTTAGATTCAAAACGCCCCAGGTTTGAGCTTTACGATAAAACCAAAAAGATTGCAAAAAGCAAATCTGATAATCCTTTGGATTTTGATAAAATTGTTTTTGGAGATGATTTCAATGCTGAATTTTCTGAAGAGCTTGAAACAACGGCAGCAAGAAGAAAAAGAAGAACTAAATCAGCTGATAAGTAAAAAAGAAAACCTTCAAGAACAAATTGACGAGCTTTTTAAACGCAGAGATATAATGCAAATTGATTTTAGGGCACAAAAAGAGACCCTTGATAAGCAAATTGCGGATGCTCAAAATCAACGGAATGAAAAGTTGGAATCTATCCGATTGGCAGAATCAGGCTTTAGCGAACTTGAAGAAATTGGATATGAAAAATATATTCCAACTATGCTTAGCGATGACATTGAACGCAAAATCTTTAAAGTTGAATTAGATATTGGTGAACTTATGGCCAAGGATAATGTTATTATTATCGAAAGACATTATACTATTGACAAATCTACCTCAAAAGGCGAAAAATTCCAAAAAGTATTTGGTAAAAATTTATTAACAGGATTCAATACTTATGTTCAAGTTAAAACAAAATCTGTAACCGAAAATAATTATAATAGAACTTGCGAATTGATTAAAAATTCCTTTGAAAAATTTAACAAGCAAGGCAAAATGGTCGGAATTTATTTTAATTCTAAATATCTCGATTTGTGTATTGAAAAGCTAAAGTATATTCTTGAGCTAAAGATTAAAAAAGCAAAAGAAAAGACCGAACTTCATGAAGAGCGCAAACGTATGAGAGAACAGGAAAAGTTGCTGGAAGAAGCCCGCAAAGAAAAAGAAAAACTTGAAGCTCAAAAGAAAGAACTAAATAAATTATTCTCCAAACAATTAACCGAGCAAGAAAGAAAAACAGTTAATAATAAAATCGCCAAAATTGATAAACGTATTAGAGATATTGACTGGCGAATAGAACACACTTCTGCTGGCTGGCTTTATATTGCTACTACACCATGCTTGCAAAATATGGTAAAAATTGGTTGTACTCGCCAGCTTAATCCTTTACTAAGATTAGCTCAATTATCAAGCGCTTCCGTCCCTTATCCCTTTGAATGCAAAGGGTTAGTTTTTAGCGAAACCGTGTTTGATTTAGAAGCAAAAGTCCATCAATATTTTGATACACAGAGAGTAAACAAAGAAAATTCTCACAAAGAATTTTTCTATATAAACGAGCAGGAAGTAATCAATGTTTTAAAAAATCATTTTAATCAAGAAGTTCATTTTATTAACGAGAACTGGCTTGAAGAATCTTTAGATACGTAAAATTTAATAAAAATTCATATAATATTCATATTTTATTCATATCTTTATAGTATAATAAAATTTGGTAGGACAGAGGATAGCTACCTTTGCTATTGCCCTCAACAATAGCTAACTACCAAATTTTATTATATTTGAGGGATATGAATATGAGCGAAATTTGGAAAGATGTTAAAGGTTACGAAGGATTGTATCAAATAAGTAGTTATGGACAAGTCTATTCGATAAAAAGAAAACGTGTGTTAAAGCCTGTCAATAGTCATCATGGGTATAAAAGAATCCGTCTTTACACAGGTTCACAAAATTGGAAAACATTTGCTTTACATCGCCTTGTGGCAATAAATTTTATTCCTAATCCAAACAATTATCCAGAAATCAATCACAAAGATGAAAACCATACTAACAACACTGTTGATAATTTGGAATGGTGTACTCGGGCCTATAATGTTAATTATGGAACAAGAATAGAACGGACTTATGTTCCTGTTATTATGCTTACGTTAAATGACAAAATTATTAAAGAATTTCGGAATCAAGTAGAAGCTTCTAAAGAAACTCACATAAGACAAGGCTCAATTAGTAATTGTTGCCGAGGTTTTGCAAAAACCGCCGGTGGATACAAATGGAGGTACAAAAATGGTTGATAATGTTAATAATCCTACTCATTATACTCAGGGGGAAATCGAATGTATTGATTGTATTAAAGCCGCTATTATTAACAAAACTGGTATTAAAGCATTTTGTGTTGGCAATGCCATTAAATATCTGTTCCGCTATGAAAACAAGAATGGCTTAGAAGATGTAAAAAAAGCGCAATGGTATATCAACCGGTTAATTCAAGAATTTAACGAAGCAGAATCAAATAAATATCCTGTGTACAATGGTGTCAAACCAGACGGATGCTATGAATGCGCTTTTTGTGAAGATGACGAAGATAAAACGCCTTGTAAGAATTGTAAGGGTACGGCCATTCCCGGAACAGAAGAATATAAAAATCGCCCATATTATTTCCAATGGTCTAAAGATGAAAAATAATACTTGACAAACTGGTTAGACTGTGTTATATTATCCGTGGAGGAACCGATATGACACAGTTTAACAATAAAAAAATCAATAGGTATCTTGATATGGCAAAGGAAGCTAGTAAGCAATCTGACTTTACTAAGCATCATCTTGGAGCTGTTGCTATTTATCGTGGCAGTTTGCTTGCCACAGGATGTAATTCTTGTAAAACTTCGCCTATTCAAAAGAAATATAATAAACTAAGAAATTATCGTATTGAAGCCCCATATCAGAACACAAATTCTGTCCATGCAGAATGCGCTTGTTTGAGTAAAATTCGATATCTTGATATTGATTTTAGCAAAGTTAAACTTTATGTTTATCGTGAGCATAAAGACGGTATTAAAGCATTAGCTAGGCCATGCCCAGCTTGTCAAAAGATGATTAAAGATATGGGGATTAAGGAAGTTTGGTTTACAACAGAAAATGGTTTTGGATATGAATGGATGGAAAATTAAACAACTACTAATGCAAATTGGTGATAGAATGAAAACATTAGAGTGGATTGATAATGCTGATAGTTGGCTTTGTCCAGTGTGCAGAACAGAAATATGGAGCCCGGCAGCATATAATTATCATTGCCCTGGATGTGGATTCATTGCGGAAAGAGATAAAAATAAATTTTCTATTTTTCAGGAGGAGAAAAGATGAGTAATAAAACAGAATTTATTGAAAATATGGATAAAGAAGATTTTGAAAAAGGCTTAATTAAATTTAATATCCCGGATAAAGATAGAACCAGTAGCCTCAACGGAGAAGGAGTCTGGGGATGGGTAACTCAAGAAGATAAAGAAAAACATGATGATAATGCATATAAAGGCAAAATTACCGCAATCCTTGTCAACCATCCTTTAAACTATTATGGAGTTCTGAGATGGGGCGACGAAGTAGTATTACAGTGCCATGGAAATAGTAGACCTACTCTTGCCCCTGATTGGGTGAAAGAAAATCTACAAGGAGGCTAATAATGGCTGAATACATTAAGCGAGAAGCTGTGATTGATTTAATCACACGTCGGTACGAAAATTCAGAAATTTGCACGCAGGAGATCAACAGCATTCCAGCCGCTGATGTTGCCCCAGTGGTGCATGGGCGGTGGGAAAATGGCAACCCAATTTGCCCTGTATGTGGCGAAGATAAATTCAAAAATTTAGATGCAGATATTTGGTGTGATTGGTTGCCAGACTACTGCCCAAACTGCGGAGCTAAAATGGACGGAGGTGTAGAATAATGGCAAAGTATTTCAGAATCACAGAGATTGATGCCACTACTTTTAAGCGCATGACTGGTAATGAGCTTGATTGTCTGCAAGTGGCACTGTTTGCGGATGATGGAAATGTGTATGTTGCTGTCGATGAAGATTGGCAAGATTACATTGATGTCGACCTTGAAATGTTTGACACGGACGGAGGCGCTGACCATGACGCTTAGAGAAAAACTGATGCACTATACAAATGACCTTGGCGACGTTGATTTGAAACAAGAAGTTATCGCAACCATCAAACATATCGCGCAATACATGGACGAAGATGAACTATTGCATCATAGCCGGCCCCTTGCTATCGCCTATCTTGCACTAACGGAAGATGATTCTACACCAGTTGTGCTATGCAAGGACTGTGCAAGTGGCATGAAGTCAGATGATAATAAATACATAATTTGTTGTAGACTTGGTATTGGTATGGATTTTGATGACTTTTGTTCTCATGGAGAGAGAAAGGATGAAACTAATGAATCTTGAATGGTATGTATATTATTATGATATAAATAGCAGCCAACTTAAAACCTTCAATATTTTTAATCATCGAGGATTTAAAAATGCCATTGAAGAAATTTTTAAAAAGTATTATTCAATAAAAGAATTTAAAAAGGCTGTTAAATCTGAATTGATGTATTATTTTTGGTCAAAGGCCGAATGGGAAATTGTTATTTCTGATTGGTTTGGCAAACAAGTAGAGAAGAAAATTGATGTTTATGACCAAGTAATGTTAAACTGGGATAGATTTATTGAATGGCTTTATCACGAATTATATTATAAGTTTAGTTATAAAGAGGACTGAGAAATCAGCCCTCTTTTGTTTTGCGTATATTAAGTTGGTCAATTAAATATCTTTGATAAAAGTCGGAAGCGTCTCTTGCGGTTTTAAACTCACCAAGTTCTGGGTGGTCACGAATAACAAATTTTCTAATGGCTTGGACATAAGGGTCATTATTGTTGGTTGGACGAATAGTATTTTTACTGTTTTCGGAAGGTGTTAATCTTCTTAAATTGGCCTTGCGACAGTCATGTCTACAATGATTGATGTGGTCTACAAAGATGGTGGGGTCTGTTGTATCGGTGACAAAACGATGTAAGAATAGGGTCTTTTTATTATCTTGCTCGTCTGGGCAGTATGCACTAAAATATCCATAAGGGGTCATTCCCCATGTATGAGAAGAAACCTTTTCATAGTCATCTTTATCAATATAAAATTCATTGTTGTTGCTATCATAGCCAATTACAAAATCCTTATAAAAATCATATTTATTACCTTTTCGGTGTCCTTTCTTTCTACATTCTTTACTGCCACAACTTGCTGTTTTGCCAAGTTTAAGCATTTTACCCCAGACTTCTCGCTTTCGACCACATTCACATTTACATACCCATATATACTTACCATTTGAATCTTTGTGTACTAATTCTATAACAGTTAATTTGCCAAATTTTTGCCCGGTTAAATCTTTGTATGGTACTGGCATTTTTATTCTCCTTTATTATTGTTTGTCAATTCTTCTGCTGTAGCAAAAACTTGTGGAATAATTTTAATAGTTTTATCTATCATTTGTTCATGAACTACCGGAGGTATCATTTTAAATCTGCGACTCTTTAATAAACGGTCAACTTGCGCCTTATTAAATTTGGGCGCGAAATATCCAGCTACTTTTTTAAGTTCGCTTGGCCTTGAAATAATAAATGCTCTTGCGTAATGATTATAACCAAACTCTTGGACTTTCTCATTAACAGCACCGTAATATTGTTTAATTAAATATTCGCCGCCTTTATAAATATCTTGAACAGATTGCATTTTATGAGCTTTCATAAATTCAACTTTTACTTGCTCAAGTTCAGCCTTTTGTTGTTCAGTAGCTTGAATGGGTTGAGTAAAAACAACACCCTGTTTGGTCAAATAAGAATTTTGAAAAACATAAGATTCTGTATAATCAATTATCCCTCTTTTTCTTAATCGTTCCAATGCTCGTTTGAGAACATATTTATCATGTCGGTCTGCAATATTAAACCATTCAGATTCTATTTTATCAATATCAAATATATTACTATTAGTTGGTAGTTCAAGCGCCAACTTATCTAAACAACTGCGATATTCTGAGTAATGTTTGTTTATCATAGCGATACCTCTACGTAACTTGGTATAAGTATAGGTTTCTGTAATAGCGCCCTCTGCAATAAAATTTAGTAGAGTGGCCTCTACAAAGTTATTATAATTTTTTTCAGCTCTAATCATTTGTGTTTGCTCTGGCGTATATTCAGCCTTGACTATATATCGGCCTCTTTTTAATTTTTGTATATCATAAGATTCTTGCCACCGTTCCATTTGATATTTTCTTACATTCCCAGACCTCGATTCTTTTTCGCCCATTACCTTGCAAAGCTCTGGATAAGATAGTTCTTTATTTAATTCCATTTAAATTCCTCCTAAATTGCGTCAGTCGTCAGATAAAATTGCTATAACAGCAATAACGCTCTGCGTTTTGCCCCCTATATTAAATTGCGTCAGTCAGTTTGTATAATAGATAGATATATATTAACAAAAATCACTGACGCAAATTGATAGACAAAAATATAAGTTCTTTCCCACCTCTACCATATTATCACATCTTAACACTATTGTCAATATATATAAATATAAGTTAACAGATTGTTAATAATTATAAAAGTTAGGTGATGTAGGGCTGGAGTGAGTGGATGGTTTGGGATTAGAAGTGAATACGGTGGGATGTGGGATTTAAATAACTTGGAGAGTAGAGGTGGGGTTGTATGGTTTGATGGGGGTTTAGGCGGTTGTGTGGTGTTCGTGCTACTACTCGATTTACTTTAACGCTTTAAAGCGTTATCCAATACCCATCCCAGGGGTGGGTTTACATAATTTTACGCCGATAACATCAGTTATCATCGGGGATATACCCCCAGGGGGTATTTTTGGGAAAAAATTTCAGGTTTGACTTCAACTCATCACCGCATTAAAGCGTATCCACTTTGCCACAGAGTTTTCCACAGGCTACACGTTAAGCGGAACAATCGAATTGTATAACAACAATACTGTATATATCCACTATATACAGTTATACACAGCTACCATCTTATTCAATTCACCCAACTTCTTTTCATCTCCTTCCATTAAACAATATCATTCTTCTCATTCCCCTATCCAACCCCCTTCACCTTCTCATCCAATCTATCAAATTACTTTCTTTCTCTATCCTATATCATATCTATTATTATATTATATCATTAACTATATTATCTTCATCTATCTTATCTATTCAATCTAATCTTTATTATTATATTTCATTGCTATTATATTCTTATACAATCTTCAATACTATATCACATCATTCAATCTCTTTCTAATCTGATTCATTATATAGCATCCATTCCATACTAGTATAATATATAATATTATATCATATAACTATGATTATTCTATTTTATAAGCCGTGTTATAAGAATTTATATTCTACATTCTATAATCTAGTATCTAAAATCATATTGTATTATTTTAAAAACTATCTGATACAATCCTAATTCTATAATCAATATTTTAAAAACCATATTCATATTTTTTGAATATTCAATCTTTTCTAATTTTAAAAATATTGTAATATTAATGCTTTTCAGATTTATATATGAATAAAGTTAGTATAATCAATAAATACAGGCGTTTTTCATAGCTCCATAAAATGGAAAATCGTTTGTATGGCGTTTTTAAAGCCGAGGGGTATAACTATATAGCTCAACATAAAAACGCCGTGAAGGGCCTTCAAAAGCCGTTTAAACCGTGTTTTCCTGGTATGTACAATTATAATTATAATGTCTATCTATCACGGATAAAAAATATATAATAATAGTATAAAATTATATACAATTAAACGGTCTAAAATACAACTATAATTGTATAGAATGACGAACAAAAAACTATTGACAACATAGGTATATAGGTGTATCATAGTGATAACAAAATAAGGGAACGACATTTTAGGAGGTCGAAAAAATGGAAGTTTGCGTTGTGAACACGGTGGGCCACCTGAAAAATGGTAGAGGTTGGCAAGTAATGCGGCGTATCAATTGCGGCCTGGCCCATATCGAGCGGGAGCTGGTCACATTAGAAGAAGCCATCACCTATTGCAACGAAAATAATTATAAAATTATTGCAGTTGGTGATTTTTGGCAATGTGTAGAATAATTTTTTCAAAAATAGGGGAAGATTAAAATGAAAAAATTTAATGGTATCAACATCACTCCGTCAAATGGCAAATTCTGGTGCTTTAATTGTGATGTACAAGATGCCACTATTGTTATCAAATTGAATACTTTCCGAGAAATTCACTTGTGCCCTTGGTGCTTCAAGCAACTTAAAAAAGAGATAAACAAC